AAGCTGAGATCTCTACAGAGTTTGACACCTTGGGAGTTGGGGTTGATCTTTCTGCTGGTACAAAGGAAAAGAACGATTACACCGTCATGGTTCTTGGTGGTCGCATTGGAGATCGCATTCACATCATTGATTATCGGCGCCTGCGCGTCATGGGCAACCTTGAGAAACTGGACGCCCTCAAAGAACTTCTCAATGACTGGTCAATTCTTGGCAAGGATGCAAACGATAATTACTTCCCTACCTATTCAACGTGTGACATTTGGAGTGAAGCTGTCCAGTACCAGGCATCCCTGGAGGCCGACTTCAAACGTGTTTGTTTAAATCAAGAGAGCCTTTACAACTTAATCTGGCATCCAGTCAAAGGATTCCGTGCCGATAAACTTGCTCGCTTTCGTGGAATCATGGGCATGTTTGAAGACCGCAAGATTATCTTTAACCGCTACAGGAATTTCACTACTATGTTTGAAGAACTGACTAATTTTGGCGTTAGCAGTCACGATGACACGGTCGACGCACTTGTGTGGTTAGTCACTGGGTTGGCAAGGAAAGGACAGCTTCAGCTTGATTACTGAACTTAGAATTAGAAAAAATACATTTTAGGTCGTGGGTCCCGAATACATTGCTATCGGCTTGACGGCCGTTGTATCAGCTATTACTGGTGGAAGTTGGGTCGCAGGTAAAATACTTGGTAGACAGAACGACCAAATCCAGCAAGCCTTTAATTACATCGGATCTCAAAAACGAAGGATTGACATCTTGGAAGACGACTTAAAGCGTATGCCTCTAGAGTACGTCCTTAAAGTTGACTTCTTGAGGGAGATCCAGCAGATGCATGATAACTTTAATCAGATCAATGCGAAGCTTGATAAGCTAGTTGAGAAACTGCTCGAAGCAAAATGAGTTACATTCTTGAGGTCCAAGAGGACGAAAATGGAGAACTTTACATTGAGTTCCCCGAAGAAGTAATCGAAGAGTTGGGCTGGCAAGAAGGCGACATCCTTAATTGGGATGTACGCGGTGAAGGCATCGTCCTTTCAAAGGTCCACGACTCATCTGGCTATGAAGTTATAGAAGAGTAGAATATAAAAACTGAAGGATTAAAAATGTATTACAGCGGAGAGTCAAACGTACCTGGAGCACCTGGTAATCTTTTTGCCGGTGGCAATTTCTTAGGTGGTCAAGGTAGTGCCATCAATCCAGAGGCGTTTAAAAAAGACTCTCGTCAACAAAAAATTTATAACAAAGGGATGGGAACTGATAATCCTAATGAGCGGGAGATTTTCTTGAAGCGTACGGGTCCACAACTCCCCATGGCTTATGGTCTTGACTCAAGCACTTTAATCGCCCAAGCTTATCCTGGTGGGCAGGCACTTGGTAATGCTGCAGCACTTGGTGGGCAAATGGGAGTTGGCCCCCAAAACTACGAAGCAATGATGCAGCAGATGCAGCAAATGGAGCAGCAAGGTGGCGGTCAGCCTCCAGTTAATTTTGGCGTTGATATCGAAAACGAAAAAGTTAAAAACCTTCGCGGCAATGTCCGTGCACAGCTGGATAAAAATCAAAGCGTTAACTTTGGCGGCCAATACAACGTTCAAGATCAAAGCGGCCGTTTTGGCCTTGGTTATCAAACGCCAACCTTTGGTTTTGATGTGAATGTTACGCGCACTCAGCCGATGCCTGGTATGCCAGGTGCCGGTGGTTATGGAGCCATGATGAATATGGGGGGACGCTTCTGATATGTACTACCAATCCACGCCACCCATTGGTAATGTGGCAGGTATGGCAAACGCTCAATTCTTTAAGGGTCCTCAGTTTGGCCAGGCAGCTGATGCTATTGCCATGGATCCTCCTTACACTGCTCGCGAACGTGCAGAAGATCAAATCCTTCTACGCTCGTTGCAAAAAGGTGAAATGGGCTCTGGCCCGTTGATCGATAAGGCAATTCAAGACATCCTTCAGCGCACTAGTATCGGCGGCACGGGTTTCCGTGGTGTTTAATGAAAAAGAAAAAGCTCGCTCAACAAGCTCTTCAACATCCTGACTTATTTACGTCAGCTGAATTGGCTTATTTTGAGCGTTGGCTTTTTTACAAGAAGCAAGCGAAAGCTGCTAAGATCAAAAAAGAAAAGGAAAATAGTTAATGGCTGTAGACGCTAAGGCCAGACTTAACGAAATCGTTCAGTCATACCTTGAGAAAGACTCGGGTACGGTTGTTGATACCGGCGTTGTTGCGTCGCACTTAGCGCAAATGAAACTCTTTGGCATTCGCCAAGGGGTTGAGTTTTTTCCGGGGCAAGATAATTTTGGTGCCCAACGTAAAGACTTTGTTGATCGCGTAGTTAAATACAATCAAATTGACATCCGCCTTGATTCCATCTGGGATTATTTCCTTTGTGATGGCAAGGGCATTTTTTACATCCGTCCTACAAAACAAAATTACCGAATTTATTATTTCCGCGAACACGAATATCGTAGTTATTACAACGTAGATGGTGAACTTGAGGAAGTTGTAATCATCTACAGCTACAAGGTTCGCAGAGCTGGTGGACCGCAGGACGGCATTAATGTCTCCAATATCAGCGGTACCACTATCTCTGGTGAGCCGGGAGCTAAACGTTACATCCGCCTATCGATCAAAGCAAACGAAATCGAAGAAACTCACTCAGACGCTGAGATGACGTTTGAGATGCCTTCAGCCATGGCGCCAGGCCGCACCAAGAGTTTTAAAAACTCGCTTGGTTTTATTCCCTGTGTTGAAATTTTTAATAATCCCAAAGGTTTCTCAAAAGAAGGCGTTGGCGAATTTGATGCGTTAGCCAATCACATCGTCACGCATGATGAGTTGGTTCGCACCATGCGCAAGAACGTCCAGTTCTTTGGCAACCCAACCCTTCTGTCCTCTCGTCCCAAGACGGACCTGATGGAAGCAGGTAGCGAATCAGTGGTGCAGCGTCCATCGATTGCTGCCAACTCAGGTTTTGCTGGTGCCAGCCCACTGAGCCGTTCGACTTTTAAGTCTGATCCTGTCTCCCGTGGTGTCGACGGTCAGATCCGAGTGCCACGCGTTATTGCAAACCTGGAGCCAAACGACCGTGTTGGTTACATTGTTCCAGATGCTATTACCGGTGACCAAAATAATTTTGCACGTCAATACCGTGAAGAAATTCGGACTGCATTGGGCGGTGTAGACGAACTATCGATTTCCGCTGGTGTAACTGCAACTGAATACAAGTCCCTTTTTGGTCGCGTATCTGCAACATCGAAAAAGAAAGCGAATTCAATTTACACCTATGGTGTCTGCCGTTGTCTTGAACTAATTATTTACCAGGAAGAGCAACTGTTCCGCATGTCACTTGCTGCCGCTGCTGGCATTGAGCGTCCTGTTGAGCCAGCGGCGGATGCACCCAAAGAAGAAAAGGATGCTTATACAGAAGCTGCAACTCAGTTTGAGGCGTTAGTCCAAGAAGCAATTAACGTTGCTATCCAAGAGCAATCGGTACCTCCAGGTGTTACTGGCCTCATCCCAGATGGTGATGTCACTATGCTGTGGAGGTGGACGGGACCTGTTTATGAGGACTCCACGCAAGACGTACTCAACAACTCCATTGTGGTACGCAACTTGCAAGAATTAGGTGTTGATAGCATTGAAGCACTGAAATACCTCTTTCCGTCTAAGACGGATGAGGAACGGGCCGAGATGTTATCTGGGTTCCCGTTCAGGATGGTGAGCGAACTACAAGGCGCTTTTGCCCAATTCTCTCGCCTGGTGGGTGGCCTGATGCAGACCCCTCACCCGCAGTCACCGAACCTTCCGATGGCTGCCGATCCCAGGTTGGATTTAACTCCATATCTGTATCGAACTCTAGAGGCTTTACAAAAGGAGATGAGTTATGCAGGACGCTACCGTCCAATCGATCCCACAGACGAGCCCGACTCCGGCAGTAGCGCCGAGCAGTTACGTGACTCCGTCTTACCAGCCGAGCCAAGCCCCGGTCTCGTACCAAGCAGCCCCGGTGAATTACCAGGTGGCAGCACCTCAGGCGGCCCCGGTTTACCAACCCTCAGCCCCTACTCAGTACGCCCCCCAATCCCAACCGGCGGAAACACAGGGGAATCCATGGGAATCGGCGTTCAACAAAGTAGTGAATCTACTGAGCGCACCAGTTCAATCCCCGTTCCAGGGTCAACCATCAGCTCCGACGACGAGCTACGGCCAGGCCAACTACGGTTCGGTGAACAGCCCAGCTACGCAACAATCGGCTCAGCAGACCTGGTCAACCAACCAGGCCTACTCGCCCAGCTCTTCCCCAACCTCCTTGGAGGGACTGAGCCAGGAAAGCCAGCAAGTAATCGCAGCGTTCGGAAGCGAAGCTCCCGCAATTCTAAATAATTACGCCCTTCAACTCGAAGGCCTGCTTGATAGCGCCGTTGTTTGGGGTCAGGAAATGACCGACACCCTCAAGCAGTATGCCGAGTTCGCTACTCAGTCCCATACTGAGAATCTGGCATACAACGAGATTCTGACCAACCCAGATGTCCTGAGCGATTACACCATTCGCTTCTTTGGCCCTGAAGGTCCATATCCCGTGCATGAAGGCGAAGCAGATCTGGAAGCTTACGGCTATCCGACTGAGCAAGTGGATCCCTCCTTCTATGGCGAGTTCCCTGCTCCCCCTGCAGCTTCTGCACCTCAGCAGCCCACCAACTTCTGGGGTACTTTTAACGACATCATGGCGCGTGATCCCCAGAATGCATGGCGCGTTCTGAACCAGGCTCAGCCCAACATGGTTTCCAACAAACTCTTCGTGATGGAGTGAGGCACATGCGACCGTTAGGACAAACTCGTCCTCTGCTCGCATATGGAGTCCCCGCTGCTGCCGGTCTGGTAGCTGGCGGGGCTCTTGCCGCACAGGGCGAAGATCCAGGTAGCGCCGTATTGGGTGGTATTGCTGCTGGCCTTGGCGCCCGTGGTGCTCTTGGCGCTGCACGTCTGGCTGGTAAATATGCAGGCCCTGCCCGTGCAGCTGCTGCATCCAAAGCCATTGAAGGCCTTGGTGCTCTTGGTGCATCTGCCCCAGCTGGTAGTAAGCGTCAAGCTGTTGCCCGTGGTGCCATGGGTCCTGTGGCTGATGTCATCAACCGTGGCATTAGTCAAGAAGCTGCTGCTGCTGCAGGCGTTCCTCTCGCTGCCGGTCTTGCTGGCATGGGTGGTTTAGCTGCAGGCAGCCTGGCCGGCTCGATTGGAATCCCTGGGTTCCAACAAGGAATTGATCCCGAAGGTTACAGTTCCAACAACACGGAAATGGCGCGGATGGGCGTGCCAACTATGCAGTACATGTAACTTTTAAGTTACCACCTGCTAAAATTTTTGTTAGATAAGACACCTGTGTCTTTATCTTTCACCCGATAAAAACACTGACACTGGAGGATAATCTAAGTGTTTATTGACAACGACTTCCCTAAGATTCTCGGGGCTGAGTTATATCGCCCTCACCCCGCATACGTTGCGGAAATGGCGGTTGAGCCTGTAGTTGTTCACGATTTTACTCGCCAACCGGGCCAAACTGTTCAGTTAGACCGTTGAATTTGTAGCGGTCTTTAAATCCTGTGAATTGCTGGAAACCCGTCAATGCGATAGCATTGGGCAATCAGCAGCCAAGCCGCCCAGAAATGGTCGGAAGGTTCAACGACTACCTTTGGTCACACAGTGAGCCTTTCCTTTTCCAGAGCATGCACCTTAGGCGACGGATGTCTTGGATACCCAAAAGGTAAAAACACTTGTTATTTATCTTTTACTCATTCTGAAAAACAAAAAGTTTTTCTTGAATGGAAAATGTCTAAAGTCAATCAAGAGCTTGGGACAAACGGAAAAGTTAGTTCTAGAAAGGTTTACGACAAACGCACCTTGAAAACTTATAATTCTTGCCAGTCCATGGTAACCAGCAAACTACTGGTACCACTGAGAGAGAAATTTTATCCGAATGGTAAAAAATTTTTTTCACAAGAGTATCTTGATGGGCTTGGTTTAGAAGCGTTAGCTGTTTTTTGGATGGACGATGGATGCGTGGTTAGTTCAAATAATGTTGGACTGCTTGCAACTTATTGTTCTGAAGATGAAGCGAAAAGCATTGCCTCATGGATCCACGATTTAACAAGTGTTAATCCAAGGCTTTATTTAGATCGTAAACACTATCGTTTAAGAATTTTAAGTGGAGAGATGCCTGGTTTTGTAACGTTGTTACGGCCTTATGTGCATTCAACATTACAAAATAAAGTGACCCTGCGTTACAAAAACAGAACAAAAAATTCTGAACTTTACGCAGCGAGTCTTAACATTGCATTTGCAGATGAAGACGATAAGAAGGCACGAGCGCAGGACAAGTAACAAAAGTTGCTTGATGATATAGTCTGAACTTACGGGATGATAAACCGTAAGATCCAAGGGATAAAGAACCTTTGGGATAACATTTGTACAAGTTCTGGGGTACCCCTGGTACGAAGGATAGCCGTGAGCGTATTGCTGACCAGACTATCGGTACTGCCAACAGCCGTAACATCACCAAGGAGAAAGTCCTGGTGGTGCTTAAGGAATACACCGGTCCTGCAGACCCGGGCGATCCGACCCAGCCCAGCACCTTCAAGATTGCTCGCGAAACCCTGATCACGGCTCAGCGCCTGCTTCTGGATTCGGGCAACCTCAACATGTTCCACCAGTCGATCGGCAGCCTGACGCTGCTTGACGACTATCGCCGTTGGCGTGACCGCGTCTTTATTGACGAGCTTGCCAAAGCAGAAGCAAACGGTGAAGCTTCCAGCACCCAGGGTGGTTACTACTTCCCCGGTGGCAAGACCAAAGCTGCCAACGGTTCGATCTCCTATACCTCTGCTGAGTACGCCGCTCAGGTGCAGCAGTTCCAGGTGCGTACTGACCTGCTGACCGTTGTTAAGGACCTGCGTAAGCGCAACGTTCCTACCTTCGCTGATGGTCTGTATCGTTGCATCTGCGATCCTACTTTCATGATGCATCTGCGTCGTGACCCAGACTTCCGTGAGATCGCACGTTACAGCGGCAACCCTGGCCAAGGCATGTACATGGGCAACCCCATGATGCCTAACAACGCCAGCTTCTACATGGGTCCCCAAGCTGGTCAGGGTTATTTCCTGGCTGGTGAGCCTGTGATGCCGACTGGTGTTCAGTTCGAAGGTGTGAAGTTCTTCGAATCGACCAACTTCCCAACCAAGACTGTTAGCGCAAGCTTCACCGATTCTCCTTCCTACAGCAACCAAGAAGTTGCTCAAGGTTACTTCTTCGGTCCTCAGTCGATTGGTGTTGGTATCGGTGGCCCTAACGCCCAGGTGCTCATCAACAACAACGATGACTTCAGCCGCTTCATCATCCTGATCTGGCAACTGTACGCTGGTTTTGAAATCCTGAACAAGGACTTTGTGACCACTGCCTTCAGCTTTGTCCAGGACGACGGCAGCATCTGATAAAGAAATAAATTCCAACTTAACGGAGAGATAAATGTCCTACTTGTCTTCTAAGAAGATCTATCCAGGTAACTGGACCAACGCCCTGAATGGCTGGTACAAGAACATTGATGTCGCCGCTGACGGCAGCAATGATTACTCCAAGGGTGGCCCCACCTCGGTGCTGGCCGTCCCTGGTTACCGCTACTTCCAACAGCGTGGTTATGTGCCTGTGGCCTGGGCCTCTGGTGACGCAGCCACCAAGGGTCAGACCATGGATGTGATCGTTCCTTCGCCTTACCGCCAGGACGACACCCGCCCCGACATCACCGGCATGGTGATCTCTGGTAGCGCCACTCAGCCTGCTTTCGTGTATCGCGCTGCAATCTCGGTTGCTTCTGGCTGGGGTGACGGCCGTGTTGCTACCGGCATCTACGCTGCTACCGGTAACGTGGTGACCTTTGGTCGCAACGACAGCGGCCCTGTGGCTGTGACCGGTGTGGGTGAGCCTATTGCTCAGGCCAACCTCACCTCCACTGTCTCTGGTGACGCTTCGACCAAGATCCTGTTCACCGCTGGTACACAGGCCCTCGGCTCCACTCCTTTCCTGACCACTACCGGTGCTACCGGCGTTGGTCCTTCTGGTGTGTACAAGGCTCTGTCTGGTGCCACCACCTTCAAGGTGTTCGCTCGCGGTACTAACACTGACACCGGCGTGTCTGGTGGTGTGTATCTGGCTGATGCTGACTTCAACGCTGGCCTGAAAGGTTACCTGGTGGTTGAAGTGTGCTACATCCAGCCTGATGACGCCCCTGGCTACGAAGATATTGAAGAGTATATCCTCGGCCGCACTGTTAGCTGATTAGGTTAAACTAGGACCAGAAATTAAAACATCTGGTCCTTATGCTTTACCAGCACCGTAAAACTGGCGCTCGCGTCAAAGTTGTAAGCGAATGGGATAACGGCGATTGGTTCATGGTTGAAGACCAAGACGGTCGCCTTTACACCGCTTACAAAAATGAATTGACCCCTGATGAAGCTGCAACCAAAAAAGTTGCGACTCTTCAGGTGAAGGATAAAGCAGCACAAGAAGAGCCTCGCATTTTCCCACCCGAAACGCGTTTAAATATCAACAGCGCCACCCCGCAAATGATCGCTGATCATATCAAGGGGATCGGTCTCAAAACGGCTCGAGAGATCAAAGATCTTCAGATGTCCTTATCGGGTGAGAAGTTTAACAGCCTTGAGCAATTGAAACAGATCAAGCGTGTGGACTGGGAAGCTGTGATTGCAGCTGACCTAATCAGGGTTTAATCATTGACTACAACTTCAGCCCCTGGGAAACCAGGGGTTTTTTCGTTTTAAAATAAAAGAAAAAGATAATGGCTGGCATTCAGTATTTTGGTCAAGTTGGCTCAACCGGAACGTCGACGGGCCCACATAAGCACGTCTACGTCAAAGATCTCGCCACAGGCAAATATCTGGATCCAGCTACCATTCGTACTCCATTGCTTGGTTTACGCATCGGGGAAAAGAAAATCCCAGCGTTAATCAAAACAGCGGAAGGCAAAATTGATTTCAATCCAGCTGCAGGGATTACACTTACGTCTCGTTACGGCCCGCGCAGTGCACCAACTGCTGGAGCTAGCAGCTTCCACCAAGGAGAAGATTGGGCTTTACCAGAAGGTACTCCAATCTATTACGAAGGTGGTGGTAAGTACATTCCAAAAGCTAATCAAGGTGGCTTTGGTAACCTTGCCACTCTTGTTACCGGTGATAACAAATATGAAATTGGTTTAGGGCATATGAAGACACTTGGTGGTGCGTCTGAGTTGTCGCCAACGACGTTGCCCGTTGATACGTCTAATCAAACAGAGAGTGGCGATTTATCCACGCTTTTATCGTTACTTCAGTTAACCAAACCAAAACAAAAGACGCTACAGGAATCACTCCTGGAACAAACCCTGGGAGAAGCTTTGACGCCAAAACCAAGCATGACACAGCAGTTCTTGGTTGAGTATATGAATGCTCCGTTGCCCGGATTGGCTTGAGTTGATTACTTTATAATTAAACTATAACGAAAGGTAGACGTGCAGTTATCTGACTTTGACAAAAGTAGAGTTAGGTATCACCTGGGCTACTTTACCGTGTCTGTACCCGCTGGAGATTACAGCCGGCTAGAAGAAGCAATGAATACCGTACCGGATTCATACTTCTATGACAAGGTCGTCATTCAACTTGGTCGTTGCGATACGGCTGAGAAGAAAACAGAAGTTGCATCGACACCTTCTACGCGAATTGAAAGCATCCTCGGTGACGTGGATCGTACAATTCGCTCCAGCAATGCCAAAGAGGCATTAAAGGTTTGGGATGAGATTTATCTCTACGAAACCAATCGCCTTGCCGGCATCCTTTAT